CTCGTGTATCTTTAGGCCTTTTCGATTCAGCAAGGAAATATACAATTCATGATCAAAATCTTTTGGCACACGCTGCAATTTGTCGTCTCCACCAACACACAACACAAAATTTTTAAGGATCTCTTCAACCGAGAAACCCATCTCTAATTTTGCCATCGCGTCTAACACCAGCATCGCTATTGAGTTGAATATCAACGTGATAACTGAGCCTGACGTCATTATGTTCGGCTTCAACCTGTGGATCACTGTACCATCTGGCAAGACAAAAGGAAACATGAATTGTCGAATTGCAATGTTGTATGCCTCTTCTCTAATTTTCTTTGCTTCCTCTTCACTCATGTCTTTTGGTCTCTTACCCAATTGCACCGCGATCTTGCATACTAAATGGATTACGAATTCAAGACAACGCCAATCCCACGTTGACGTGTCATCCTCCATCCATTTATACTTCTTGCTAGACCCTTGAAACATATTGAAGAAGAACTCACCTGATTTTGGTTGGATTGGACTAAACCCAACTTTAATCGGTGAAGTTTTCCAATTAGTCGCAATTGACGTATTTAAAGCATTGAAGTAAGCATGCGCTCTAATTTGCTCTATCAGATCGACTCCACTTATACATCTTATCATTCCTGAGTCGATCTTACTTCGTTTGTGCGGGTCAAGTTTCGGAAAAACGTTTATATCTTGTGGCGGCTCTTCCGCTTGCACCATCGCAACAATCTCGTCGTCGGTATATCTATTAAAAACTGCCTCATTCGACATAAGGCCGTCCACCATGAATCTCCGACCAGGGCTCTTATTGTTCTTGATAAGACTACTGTGCAAAATGGACAATATGTTATCGCGAGAGAGTGGTTCTCTCGGCAATAGATACGTAACATTTTCAAGTTGCTTCATAACAATCCTATAAGCTCTGTTCTGGATATCCAAGTCAGGTATAACCGCGTTCTTTACTGCACTCACAAATACTTCAACGTGCTTTGTGAATGATTCAGTAACCATCGCGACCGGATTCGCAGTCTCTGGGAACGCAAATTTTTCAAGATCATAACCGATACGTGCAGCTCCAACTAAGTCTAGTACCTTTTCCGTCTCGGGGACATATCCCGCAAAAGTCGGGGGCCTGACTGCTTTGCGCCGTTCGTCTGAAATCTTTAGAATCGTGTTCTCACTCAGCTGCAACAGTCTACGATGTGGACTGTTGGGTGGCACTAGCGGTTTCGCTAGTGGGGAAGTGGAGCAACTATCATCATAATATGGATCAAGTTTCTCCATTGTGTCCACCTCAAGATTTCCATACTCAGGTATTCTATAGCCACGTCCTATGTCAATATGTCGTTCATAATCAAGTAGTTGCTCATAGACATCACGTCTGACCGCACGTTCACGCCCAGTTTTAGGATCGTAAATCGTCGCACCACCAGCGTACATGCGGACCTCAACGTTCTTTCCTTTGAAGTCTCTCACTTGACCTGTAACCTTATCAACATGAAAATCTGGAGTAACTTCAGGTAATATGTTCTCATAGTTGTTGATGAATATCTCAATAACTGCGGTTGACAAACCACGGTTACGACCATTGTCAGCAACACCAAGATGCATAGCCATGAAGCTACTACCACTGACTACAGGTGATCCAGATGAGCCATCCCGAGTAGACGCAGTATAGTGAACAAACCCTTGCTCTTCGCTCTTGCAAATAACTCCTAGCGCTGCTTTCACCGTTGGTTTAAAATAACCGAAGGTTCGCGCATTGCAATTGAAGGTCGAGTAAGCTAACTTTAGCGAGCTCACTCCAAGAGTGCTGAAGAACTTGTTTCCGATAGGTTCAATGTAACAATCGTAGCAGGATGATAAGTTGATTCCATCATCACTATCATCAGGAACTATATTCTTTTCATATCCTGGCTGCCACAGTTGCATAGACATTGTGTCCACTACAGTACATCCGTCTTTCTCTTTGCAAGGTGCTAAGTAAACGTCAACCTGCTGGTTGATGATCATTTCGACAACGTGCATAGCCGTCAACAAATAATCTTTATGACGGAAAGCGAAACCAACGTGTGAAAATTCGTTCTTGTAGTTTCGTGTGCAAATACTGAGAAGAGCTTTATTAACTTTCATATCTGAGAACACGGAACCATCTTGCGCCATTTCTGGTTGGATCATGCTAGTACGGATGTGGAGATTGAGAGCGCTGTTCTTAACGAAGTCGCCTATATTTGGTGTAATTCTACCACCAATGACGTCTAACCAAGAGATAACTCTATCGTATCGCCATTTAATGCTATTAACAACCGTTCTACAGGTTCGTCGTATCAGATGAATAGCGTAATAAAGAAAGATCAGATACAATGCTCCAACAACAATAGATATGCAGATTCTGAGGTACAGTCTCATACTAAGTGTGAAGTCGTCGTAGACAACCATCTCCTTGCTTTCATCGATACGGTTAAGTAATTGGTCGGTCAGGGGGGCGATGATGGAGTTGAATTGGCTTCTGAGACAAAGCAATACCAAGCAACCGACTGCAAAAAGCAGATGTGCTAGTAAGTTGAAAATATAACCAAGACAATAACCAGCAACGCTGACCATTCTTAACAACGCGTCTTTCATCATGCGAAGCAATGCTTGCGATGCACTGCTAAGTCTAGCTCCATAGACTTGCATTTGACAATCTTGTAGATAGTAATCACAATACAGTTTACTTGATAGTGGCAAGTCACCATTGTGCGCAACACACGTGCTGTTGTAAAATACGCAGGATTGGATCGATACATCCACTGGGACGGTGTAACTGGCAAACCAGCCGCCCAACGCGTGATTCCAAATCGCATCGTATTCACAATACAATGTAACATTACCATCATCACTAACCTGTGATTGACAACTATGAGCTTCTGCTGGCAA